CCAGGCAGTAGCATCCTCACAGAGGGCTGGGATGTAACCGTCTCCAGAAGTTTCAATGATAGACATGTTCCCCAGTGCAAAAACCAAACAAAAGATGATACGAATAAAAGTTTTTCTTTAGATGTCACCCGTCACACCATCCCATAACTTCACAACCTTCTTCATCCAACATTTCCTCTACAATACCATTCATAATATAAACATCCTCATCATTCCATGCTTCTTTTACCTGATTACCATCCTTATCATAAACACCGGCACACTGCATAATGTCAAAACTCCACTTGTATCCCTTGTCGCGATACTCTGCAAGTTCATCTGGTTCACACCAAATATCCCAATCAATGGGTTCGGCATCATCTCTTGCACCCTCACCACACTTGATATTATACTTCTGTGCGACTTCATCTGTCAAGAATAAGAGCCCACTGTGATTCTCATCAATTAGATAATATAATCCATTGTCTTCAATACAATCATTGAGAAGTTGTTCTTTAGTTAATTTTTCTGGTTCCCACTCTATACGTGGTTGTTGAGCAACGTAATCGATAAATTCCATTGATTTAGTTTGTTGAGGTTGACGCATTAAACGATTAGAAAAATTCATTTCACATATAGAGGTAACTACCAGCCCAATCAGCATTCTCAAACAACCATTCACGATGTGAAATCAAGCACAGATCATAACGAACATGCTTTGCAGGTGATTTGAATGATGCTGGCTTATATACATCGCCAGTCTTCTTATCAACAAAAGCATGAGCACTACGGGAACCAGCACCAGTCTCCATGATGATTTTATAATACTTACGACCAGACTCAATGTAGAACTTATGACCATCAGTTTTGTTGTTATTCTTAGTCTTGAAGTTATCAAGCAGAATATCGCAGAGCATTAGAGTCCATTTACGAACATTCAATTCAATGGTGTTGCGGGCATCACGCTGAGCACAAAAGTCAGCAAAGGTCTCAGAGTCGATAGAATGGATGATGGAATCAACAGGCATGAGTGGTCTTCCCTTTGCGTATGAACCTATTATAGGGCATCCTGAAACCCCATCAGGATGCCCTGTGACAGTTTCTATGCTGTCTTTCGGATAGGACGATCAAACTTATCCATCTGGTAACCTTCTCTCAGCGCATGAATGATAATGTTATCGTATGAATGAGAATGAAGAGGAATGTTTCGATGTAGAAGATAGTCTTCACAATCTTCTGCTAGTGCTTCTTTCTCTTCGTGAGAGAGTTTTTCTAAGTCAATCATGCCATAAGTGCTCCAGAGGGGATTTCAATGGGTTCAGGGGCTACCATATCTTCAAACTGGTGCATATCATAGGCAAACCAGTTTCCATTACGGAAGATGTAAGAGAATTCTTCACCATCAGAGAAAAATTCTTCCATATCCTTATCAAGACGAGGAGGGCAATCCTCACCACGCTCAGAATAATACATTGGACCTTGTGGACGGGTTTCATTATCCCAACCACAATTTGTCCAGGCACTACTCATATCACCACCATCAATCAGTTCGGATGCTTTATCCTTGCTGTTGTAATGTGTGTTGAGAATACGACCCAACCAAGTGGGATAACCATCCCAGTGATGATAAACAGACAGAATTGAACCATCAGAAAGTTCAATACCAATGCGTGAGCGAGTTGCCATGAATGGTGTCCCTTGATTACCTTCATATTATAAAGGGTCTCCCAAAAAAATGGAAGACCCCTGTGACACTTCTTAAAGTGTCTTAGTTCTCATATATTTTACACTCTTCTGCTTCAGGATTTTCATCACAATACATCTCAAAAGATGTAGGGTCATGATGGTCTTCAGGATGTGCATCATGATACTTTTCTAGGTGCTGAAGTTCATCAGCAGTGTGGCGGCGCATTTGAGGAGATACTGATGGATCTTCTAGGATTTTTTTATCAACCTCAATGTGCTGTTCTATACTATCCATGTGTAAAAATGTGTCTAATATGAGTATTTATTTGGAGGAATCGCCTAAATGCTCTTCCATCCTATCAAACATACTATCAATGTTAATTACACTATCAATAGTAAGTATCATTTCAGAAATATGTTTTGCCACGAAAGGTTTCTCATTTCGTGCCGCAAATGCAAGTGCATTTCTTAAATTTGATTCTGCATCTCTCAGTGATTCTTCTACTTGTTTAGAAAGTGCCATTAACTATCGCTCCCACTAATATCTTTTTCTTCCCAAAACTTTTGATACTCTTTTACTTCGGCAATAGTATCAAATTTTGGATGAGTTGGTCTGTGTGGAGGAGTGACAACGTGAAGTTTACGAAGCAACTCTTCTCCGGTGTTTAGACATGCCTGATAATACCTATTTCTCTGCTTAATTGTATTTACAATCGTGAGATGAATTTCATCAACAGTTGCCTCTGATTGAAGAGCATCTTCAATCCACTCAGCTAAATTGCGAAGAGAATAACTCTTATAGTCTTTTTCATCTGGTTTGATCATTTTGCACCTACCTTCATAAGTTTTTTGACTAATTGTGCCTTTTCCATAAATGGACTACTCATTGTGACCCAACCACTGAGTTCTGCCATAATATCACGATGAATATCATGAGCACTCACAGAACCATCAGTCATGTATTCTGTAAGAATGTCGGCAAGGCGATCTCTTCGGTCATTATAATATGATTGTTCATTCACTAGTTTCATAATCTTTGATTGCTTGTTCTATAATAACCTGAAGTTGCTTACTTGTCAATCCATTCAACCATGCCCACTTAGGATCTTCCTTATCCCATTCAAGACTAAAAGAACCATCCTCATTTTGATGAATTTTGAGACTATCGTTCATCACTTTTCTTAAATTGTTTACGGACTTTCTTCAATTCTTTGATCTCTTCTTTAATGAACTTGTAGGCATCTTCGGTGTTCATTTTACCTCCCATTTCAAGGGCAGCAATAACCTCTACTCTTGTTCCAAAATGTTGAAGTGCTCTCTCAAATGAATCTAATTCTTCGTACATGTGCCACAATCCTCTTGTAAGATGTCAATACGTGCCTCAAGAGCATTAATAATACCACGATGCTCTTTCATGATAATCATAATTTCATTATCAATATCCTCTACCCTATATTCAAGGTCTTTTACTCTTTTTTTGAGTTTTTTGATTTTGTCGTGGTCTGTAGGATAGATAGGTCGCTCTTGCGTTCTAAAAAACCAAGAAATCCATTGTTTAAGTTTTTTCATCATCCACACTTCATAAAGGATACGGAATTATACTTACCATTATAACCGGCAAGTACAAGTTTGGTGTGTGATGTGTGGACTTCAGTATCTTCCACAACATATTGCTTTCCTTTCACAAGGATACCATCAGGATCACTATTATTTCCCCAACTTACTTGCTCTCGGCAAGAACCAATGTATTTGACACAATCACCCCTTTTCACTTTCATCTTTTAATTCCTTTTGAAGTTGCTTTGCTAATTTATAAGAGTTTCTCCTAATCATATATTTTATGATCGGGTTTTCTGGATTATAGAGTATCCACCACTTTGTCTTTGCCACCCACAACCTCAATACTTTCGTCCAAAGAATATAATAATGAGCAATATTCTTATCTACAAAGAATAAGAAAAGTAAAATACCAAAAACACAGAACCAAATATAATAAACTTGGTCCATCAACCAAATTCCTCATTACGCCTCTCATCAAGATACTTGATGATTTCATCTCTCCATTCCATCAATTCATGATAACACTTTTCATCATGAGCATACTGACGAAGTTCTGGATCAGGTTTTAGAACACTCTCATAGAAAATATAGAATGCCTCTTTGCGTTTCTTCCCTTTAGTCATAAGAAATTCTCCAAAGATGATGATGTTTTTTTGGTTGCCTTACTACTCTTACTAATGTAAGACTTTGCCGATTTTAAATTATTGGAAGTGTGAACTTGCCTTCCATTATGTAGTATAACATATTTTTTACCCCATGGCACAGCAGCCCACACTCCATCATTACTTACATATCCTGAAGGATCTCCTACAGATTCATCTAAAAGAGTGGTATTAGGAATAAATGGTTTTTGAAATTTCATTAAACAAAGATACCTCCAACTTTACTAATTCTTTCTTGTGCTAATTCAGCATAATCTTCATTTAATTCAAATCCAATATACTTCCGATTATTGAGTTTGGCAACCTCTCCAGTTGTTCCAGATCCCATGAAAGGATCAACAACTATTCCACCTTCTGGGCAACATGCCAAAACAGGTTTTTTAATCAAATCAGGAGGATAAACTGCAAAGTGAGCACCACTATATGTGGTAGAAGCAACATCCCAAACAGAAAATTCAGGTCTCATAGGACATTTTCCTGACTTAATAAGTTCTTCATAGTTAAAATCCTTATCAATACCACTTTCTTCGCGCATTCTAGCATAATGCTTGTCTTGATTAGTAGAAGAGAGAGAAAATCCTTCTTTCTCACTGGCGTTAGCATCTTTCCTATTTTTCATATGATTTTTTGAGAACATTCGTCGGATACTAATCTCTGCCTGTGGAACTAAAATTGCATCTCTATTAAAATAGTATTTTTTCACATCTTTAACAAACCAAAAGAACTTCTCATGATTACTCCAGAAACGATCTTTTGATGAAATTGGTTGAGGATTTGGTTTACTCCAGATTACTTCATTACGAAGATACCAACCACGATCACACATTGCAATCTCAAATCGGCTAGGAACCTGAAGTAAACGTTTTTTATCGTAAGTATCACCAATATTCACCCAACATGATCCAGTTGGTTTCATAATGCGATAAATCTCATCAAAAACCTTACATAAATTTTCAACAAAATCATTCACAGTTTTTTCTGTGCCAATCTGACCACTATTCTTGTAATCACGAAGATTATAGTATGGTGGAGAAGTGACACACAAATCAACAGAAGAATCGGGAATGTTCTTCAGGTTTGTAAGGTTATCTCCAACATGAATTATATTAGTCTGCATTTTTACCGTCATATTCTTCATATAGGGTATTTAATGCATTATAATCTAATCCTTCTCTATTGAAAACCCCCTCACATTTTTTAAATTCAATCTTGGGTGTTCCTTTATTTTCACCACTCTTGATTTTTGGAGATCTCTCTTTTGCTTTTCTCCAACATTCTTCTGGAGTTTCATCTTGCATTTTATGTCTCTCAGTTATTTCAAATTTATAATCCTCATACGGGAATATAGTTTCAAATTGATTAGTTGATAAACAAAGATTTCTCATTCCAGTTAAAATCATTTCTACATCATTACCTTTATTCTTGATGATCTTTTTTACAAGATCTCCAAGTCTATTAATAATGAATTGAGGAACTTTATCAGTAGGAATCGAAACTTCAGTACCAATAACATTCATTTCATGCAATCCCCATACCAATTTGGATGGAATCTCATATATTTTTAAGGCATCATGATCTGTATCTAATCTAAAAATAATCAGTGAATCACACTTTGTTTCCTTTTTAAGAAGTTTTTTAAATGCTTTTAGTAATTCAAAGTAGCGATTTGTTCCTGTGCTTGTAGAGGGTCCCAAGTTAAAATCCTTAGATCCACTACGAACTTCAATTTTTTTAGACCAATGCTTTTTAACATTATTAATTATGTCAACATCATAATCTTTTTGATCTCCACCTACTCTCTTACCTCCAACAATTGCTGCAGTATACTCTTCAAATAAACCTGATAATTGTGATCCATTTTCTTCAATTATTATATCTTTATATTCCTTAGGCGACCAACCTGCTTGTTCATAAAGATCATACGTTCTAGCACGAAGATTCTGGTTAAGATTGAAAGTTACGGGTGCCATTATAAATTCTGATAAAAGTTTAAAATTAACGATAGACGGCAGTTACACTTACAACTTGTGCATTAGGATTACGAGAAAGTGCAACTTCTTTTGCTTCCTGGTAATCACGGGCATGAACAGTTTCATAGAAAACTTTTCCAGAAACATAGAGTTTGACTTCGCAGAGCATGGGGTTCTCCCTTGATTACCTTGTTATTATAGCAGAGACATTATGAGTTTCTGCTCCTAGTAGACGGTTCAGCGTCTGACCACTGAAACAGCAGGTTCACCCTTCTCAAAAACTACATCGACGACTGCCTGAACCTTCTTAGCAGTGCTGATGCCCACTTGATCATAAACGGGCACGCAGACCAATCCAAAGGTCTTCTGAGACCCGCCCAGACGGATCACACGACCGATTGACTGGGAGATTCCGATATAATCCATGTTACGCATGAAAAGCACTGCTTCCAGACCACTGACGTTGATACCTTCTGACAGAATAGAGTGGTGGAGAACCACAAACTTCTTAGAAGAATCACGACCCCAAGCATTCAGAGTCTCAAAGAATACCTCACGATTGACTTTCTTACCATCAATAATACCACCAGTCTTTGCAGTAATGGTCATCCAAGAATAACCCATTGATGCAAGTGTACCAATGAACTGGGATTCACCAATCAGTCGTACAATCTGCTTAGTAGAACGAGCACAAATAAGAATCTTATTAAGAGAGTTATCCTTAATAGTCTCCAGCAGATTCTCTGCATCACATTCGGCAACGTGCTTCTTATCACGAATCATAGGCAATTGCTTAACAACAACCTTAGGAGGGAGAATATAACCACCCTCTACCAGTTCGGGAGCTCCAACTTGACAGATTACATTACCATAAACCTCAGGCATGTTCATGCCAGGTTTTGCAATAGTAGCAGAATGCTTAGGAGTAGCAGTGAAGAAGAAGCAACGCTCAGCATTAGTAGAGAAGTGCTCTGTAGCACCAAAAAAGTTACGCTGAACGGAATTGTGTGCTTCATCAAAGTAAATTGCGGTTACATCAACACCTGCTTCTTCAAGTTTG